CCTGCAGCTCGCCCCGGATCCGGCTGATCGCCAGCACCAGCTGCCGGTTCGCCTCCCGCGCGCTCCCGTCCTCCAGAAACATCGCCTTCTGCGCCGCGTCCTCGACAATCCGGTTCAGGATGCTCCGCAGCGCCTCGTCCGCCAGCAGCCGCTGCGCCGCCGTCGCCGCCGTCATCTGCTCAGTGGTCAGCGGCATTCGCGGCTATCCGCCTCACTGCCCGCGGATCATGAAGCCGAACGAGTGCCAGCCCAGCATGAACAACAGAATGAACAGGAACAGCGAATTCCCGTGCCCCCAGTAAGGGCCGAACGTCGTCGGCTGCATGTAGCCGAGGATCCCAAACACCAACCAGATCAGCATCAGGATCCAGAAGATCTCGCCGATACCCATCAGAACCCCCGCCCTGTCAGCGCCAAAATAACCACCACGATCAGCACGATCCCGAGCACCCCGATACCGCGCGTGTACGCATCCGGGTAGCTCGAATGCCACCCCCCCACATATCCGCCCCCGCCGAACAGCAGCAGCAGCAGCACGACCACCAGGACCACGAGCATGTCAGCCGGGGACCTTCGGTTGTCGTTTCGTAAGACCACGCCGCACGGCCTCTTTGTGTGCCGCATGTACTTCCCTTGTCGTAATCTCACCAAATGCATTCGGCCCATGGATTATCTTCGCGCACGCGACAAAGACCTCAAGCCATAGAAGCCGCTCCTCCCGCGTCGCTTTGCCGGGGTCGGCAACACCCATGAATTCAAAGATCGCCTGCCCGAATTTCTCGGCATGCATGTATTTTTCAGAAAATTCATCCGGCATTCGGCTGCCCGCCCGGCCCCGGTAACGCCGGCCCGCCCGGCCCGGCCACCAACCCCGCCAGCGCTCGGTTCGCTATCTGGCCATAGGCAGAAGGTAATCCTCTGCCCATCAACGCCCCCTTCACCGCCATCGCCGTGGCCGGATCCGCGCCACCAGGCGGCCCGCCTGGGGCCATGCCCGGCGCCCCCCCGCCCATTGGAGGCCGCACCATCGCCGTCGGCCGTGGCGGCATCCCAGGCGGCCCCTGCGGGGGCGGCGGCCGCGGTGGCACCCCCACAGCCGGAGGCTGCGGACTCGACGGCGGCGGCAGATCCCCCAGCATCCCGATGCCGCTCCCAGGCACCCGGCTCCGCATCGCGCTCTTGAATTCCTCCAGGCTCGGCGCCGGGCTGCCATACTGCGCCGCAGCAACCCACGTCCGCGTCCACGCATCCAGCGCCGCCTTGTCCCGCTCCCGATCGTCCTCCAGCAGCAACTGCGCCCGCTTCGTCTGCTGATCCGCCCGCGTGTTCTCCACATCCGCCGCCGTCTTCTGCCCCTGTACCTGCGCCAGGATCAGATCCGTGTTCGGCGGCGGAGGCGGCGCCGGCGGAGCCTGGAACCCAGGCGGCAGCGCCTTGAAGTAAGAGGAGACATCGCTAATCCCGGCCGTCTCCAGCATCCGCGCCAGCGTGTTCCGATACTCCGGCACCCCAACCAGCGGGTTCTGCAGGCCGTAATTCCCCACAATCATCTCCTGCTTCGCCGCGATCTGGCCCAGCAGCGCCATCCGCTCCGCCGGCATCCCCTTGCCGCCAACGTTCACCGACGTCTCCCACATCGTCGCCAGCGCCCGCGGATCGATACTCACCCACGCGCCCCGAATTCGGATGACGTTCGGCCGGTCTTGCTGCCTGGCCATCATCTTCAGCAACCCGGTGTACAGCGGCGCCAGGCCCGTCTCCGCCAGCGTCCGCGCCACCATGTCGAGCCGATCCTGCGCCGCACTCGTCTGCTGGCTCACCGCCACCGGGGCCGTGCTCTGCAGCTCGTCCACCGTCAGCCCTTGGCTCGCCCGCGTGATCCCCGTCCTGGATTCCCTAATCGCCTCCAAGACCTCCATCACCGGCAACGCCTCTTTCCCGGTGAACGGCTTCGTCAGCTCCTGCACCGCGCCCTGCTGCGCCACCCGGATGATCGCCCCGATCGCCGTCTGCCGCACATCCGCCAGGTTCGCCTGCCCCAGAACCACCGCCGTCCGCGGGAACATCGACTGGCCCAGGCTGTCCAGCACCGCCCTCATCACCCGGCTCTCGGTCTTCTGCAGGTCCATGACCATATCGGATACGCTACTGCCGATGACGCGACCGGGTTCCCGATATGGAGTGAAACATGCTAACGGGACCTCGTCCACACGCTCCCGTTGCACGAGGCTCGTCGCGTTCCCGAGAAGGTGCACGTGGATGAGTTCCGCACGGTTGTCATTGTCAGCGTCCGCCCGGATCCACCCCTCGCAATAGCGCACATACGCCATGCTCTGATCGATCGGAGGGCTCGATCCGATGTTCCTCCCCGCCGCCTCGTTCCGCGCAATCAACTCCCGACGCTGCTGCGACCGCATCATCACGTCCCGATGCGCCAGCACCTTATCTTCAGGCAAACCCATCTCAATCAATTCGCTGACCGTCGCGTCCCGGACGTGCCAAACACTCCGCGCGTCCTCGACCTTCGTCGCACCAGGATCAACCCACACACACTCCGCCGGGACCGCCTCAACAATCGGCCACGCCTGCTGCGCAGAACGCGTGATGGTCGCACTCCAATACTCCGCCGGCCCGCCCTGCCCCAGCCACATCTGCCCGTCCTGCGTACGCTGCAGGGATTGAAGTTCGCCTGCTGTCATCGGGCGCCGAACGATCCGCTGCGCCTCGATCCCGGGCTCAGCAAGGAGGAGCTGGAGCTGCGGTTGGAGGAGCCCCTCACACACCTCGGTGCGGGTATGCTTCTTCGCACCCCAGTGCCACCGAACCCACCCGGCCTTCCGCGTCAAAGCGTCCAGCAGGCAGTCGTGCAACACCTGCCACCCACCATTCGCCGTGAATAACGCCCACCGGCAGTAGTCCGTCGCCTGCCGGCTCAGCATCGTCGCCAGCTGATCGTTGCCCACGATCTCCGACGCCGCCGGCTCAAAACTCACCGGGTCCTCAACCGCCGTGAACACACGCAGCAGGCTCGGCAGCATGCTCCGAATGGTGTCCCGCACCACCGTCATCACCAGCTGCGACCGTCCCGGCTGCTCGCTTCCGTCCCCGAACGGCCGCCCCGCGTAATACTGCGACGCCGTCACTCGCTCCCGGCTCAGCGCCGCATCATAATTCCTGGCGTTATCGAAATAATACCGCGCGACCTGCTCGATCTCCCGATCCGTCTTCCCTAACTTCTCGTAAATAATCTCCTGCTGCCAGGCCACGCCGTCAGGCCGCACCGCCGGCCTTAGCCCCGCCGCATACGCGCGCAGCCCAGCCGGCAGCGCGTCATCGCTGTCATCCGGATCAGGCTCCTTCGCCCGCATTAAAAAAGCGAGCACCTGCTCGCTGCCTAAACTCAATCCCGTCGGACGCATGGCGCCAGGAGGAATGAGCCCCTGCAACGGCGGCAGCGGCGGCGGAATACCAGGAAGAAGCATCGGCGGCGACATTGGCGGGACCGCAGGGGCGACCGAGGCCCCGCCAAGTCCAGGCGCACCCGGGAAGGAGGTCGACCCTGGCACGCCAGAACCAAATCCGCTCATTCAACATGCTCCCAACCGACGCCGGACTTGACCCGCGATATCAACTGACGGCTCACCACTAATTCCGCAGCAAGAATCCTGTGAACCTTGTCAGAGCCGCGAATGTAGCGAACTACGTCCTCGCTCAACTTCGAGTTTACGTGCTCTCTGCCAAATGGGAGATTCGCCCGGCCGCGGGCAAACATATCTGCGCGGTTCTCGCTCCCTGTGCCCCAATACAGATGTTCCGGATTGACACACGCCGGCACATCGCAGTGGTGACACGCCTGAAGTATCGGCGATGGACGAGACCGCCCAGACAACTCCAGCGAAACATGCGTCGCTAATCGCTGCCGCCCGTTCTTACCGCCGACACTGATCACGCCATAGCCCTTGCACAAACCACCGTCCCACAGCCAACACCCGCTGTTCGGCTCAGGACTGATATACTGCCAGAACCGCTCCGCCAGCGTTCCCCGGATGCCACGGTGCCCAACGGTGCTCATTCACCACCCTCCGCGAGAACAGCCGTCCTTGTGCCGCGCCATGGCCAGTTTCGTCGCCGCAACATCGTCACGGTCCAGTGTGCGAAGAGCAGTCAACTCCGAAAAGCTCAAATGCGCTTCCTGAAACGCATGCAGCCGAGACCAAAAACACTCCGCACTCTTTAACCCAAGCAACCGGCAAGCAGCCAGACGAGACGCACCACCAAGCCACGCCTCCGCAAATTTAGCCAACAAGTCAACAGGAGGCGTCGGATTTCTAGTTCCACGACGCCACTCAACTTCTGCTAAGCTGTTACCTGCGGCCATCAATCTTCCATCCCTACCAAATCCATGCGCATCCCTGCACCACCGTGCAAACCACTGGTCATTCCGCTCCCTATTCCCAGACCCTGCTCACAAAATGTCAAACACAATGCGTCTGCGTGATCGCTCGACGGCAAACGACGCGCACGCATCTGGTTCTTGCTCTCAACCTGCATTCGACCGTCCGACAAAAACGAATACCGGGGCATCGCTAAATCGTCCCGTAACTGATCGTGCCGCGGTAAACGCACAGCCCTCGTCTCAAGCCACTCCTTGCAGCGAACCCACAACTCGTCGCGCAGTCGCGCAAAACGCCCCGTAATCGACGGCATCTCAGACACATTCACACCAAGCACCGGCATATCCTGCTCGTGCAGCCGGTCTACAACGCCAGATCCTATCCCAATCACGTCAATGCAAATCAAACTTGGCTTCTGCTGCTGACTGTCCCACTCAGCCTTGATAATCCCAGCCGTCTGCATCGTATCCATATTGCGCCACGTCCGCGGCATCTCAGTTACAACATTCCCGCGACGCTTTATCAGCACACTCGCATCGTTGCCAAACCGTGCGATATCGCAGCCCCATATCTCAGCCGCCGTCAGATCTAGCGGAATGTCCCTCACCATCGCCGCATCAACCAACCCAGCACTGATCAACGTGTCCGCATCAGCAACCGGGAATTCGCCGAGCACCCGAACGCGGTAGGCATTGGAATCGATGCCATACCGCTGCTCAAGTTCTTCAACAAAGGCTCTTGAAACACGCGGGCTCTCGGCCGACGACACCCGCATCACAAACCACCGGTCACGCTCCATCATGTGACAACGCCAGAAAAAACCGGTGGAGCGGGTGGGATTGCCGATGAGAAGGGTTATCGCCCCGGGGCTGCTCATGCTGCCACCCGCAGCCTCATATACCGCCTCGTCTATGCCAGAGGCTTCATCAGCCACGAGGAGGACATGCTGCGAATGGAGGCCCGCCATCGCTTCCGGAGTGTCGGACCTCGATGTGCGCGCCGTGATGAAACACTCCTGGTCCCCCTTCAGCGTGATGTGGTCGCTCGTGATGTCCCACAGCCGCCGCCAGTCCTTCGGCAACAGGTTGAACCACTTCACCAGCTCCGGCCACAACGCATCGAAAAGCTGCGGCGCAGTCGGAGCCGTCACCGCAATCTTGAACGGCGCACGCGTGTTCGCAAACCATACCATCGACCACGCCGCTAACGCCGTCTTGCCAACCCCGTGCCCACTGCGAATGGCAATTCTGGTGTGACCGCGCGACAGCGCCCGCAGCGCCTCCAACTGCCACCCGTCCGGCTCAACACCAAGTACTTCTCTGACAAATCCCGCAGGCGCGCGACCATACCGCTCTATCGCTACCGCAAACGGATTCTCCGCACCCGCTATCGCTGCGCCCCACTCCGTCATGCCAGCAACTCATGCAATCGCCCCAATGCCCTTGCCAGACGCACGAGATCCGAGGCCAGACATATCGCAGCAATCCCAGCCACAACGTCGCCAACAGCAAAAGCACGCCGCGCCAACTCAGCGGCATCATCAATAGCCCGAAAAAGCTCAGCCTCCGTCATGGCGCAGCCTTTGGTTCAAGCGTGAAATCCGGAACGTGCCCGTATTTTCCGAAATACCAGATCAGTTGCCCATAGAGCACGCCACGATCCTTCTCAGCATTCGGCCATTTCGCAATCGCGGCGTCCAGCTTCGCATTGATCGCAGCACTCACGCTTTCGGGCACGATGACAAAACCACCGGGGCCGTCCTCATCAGCGCCAAGAGAGGCGAGCGTGACCGTCATGCTCAATAGCCCGAAGAAGCTGAGTGTCCTGGGAAATGGGAAAAACTCCTTTGGGTTTAGTCGCTCGTTACGTGCGAGGCGAGCCGTCCGCGTTACGCGTGATCGCTACGTTTGCCCACATGCCGCACTCACGCAGTTTCCGGTGCAAATAAGTACGATCCGGCCCCTCTGGAACGTAGTCGTCCACAGACGTAGCTAGCTCCAGAAAAGCCGCACGCATCTTGGCCATCGCCTCCATCTGCGGATCGGTCGGCTTCAGGTATTCGTATGTAGAGTGATGCATGGTTGGTTATCCTTCCAGAATCGGTTCATCAGGCATGGCGCTCATCGCTTCAAACACTCCTCAACTATCCGCTGTACCATCCCATTCCTCACCGCCGTGTTGTGCTGAAATACCCACGACGCTACACCTAAAAACATGATGTTTAATAGCACTAACAACAGAAACGCAGGCGGCAACGCACGTATCAGCCGATCACTCACCCCAGCCAGCAAACCCGCAGCACGCTCAGCCTCCGTCATCACCACCACACCCACGCTTCATATACGCAACCCCACCAGATACACTCACCAACTCCCACCCAACCATGCCATGCGCACCCAACGCCCCAATCTGACCAGCCCAGTCATGATCCGGCAAACGAACCACACGATATTCCCACCCGGTTATCTGGGGACTAACAATGCCCGGCGCCGCCGCAAATTTCGCGGAGGGTGCGCACATGCGGGAGCGGGGGCTCGGGTCCCCGGAAGGGGGGGCGGGTGCCGGGGTCGGCGGCTCAGGCTCGGCACCCGGCCGTAGACCATGCCCGTGGCGCGCCTGGGAGGCACCGCCAGCGGCTTGCGAGGCGCCGGCAGCTACCGGAGGGCCACCACCGTTCAGCCAGCCTCGTAGCGCGCCCTGAAGGGCCGCAGAGGGCGGGTCGCGCAGAGCGAGCTGAACCCGGAGCGCTGACGGCCCCCGGCCGAGCGCCTCCGCCAGGTCGGCCACGCTCAGGCCGCGCCGTCGCGCCTCGGCTCGCACCGCCTGGCGCAGATCGTCCCAGTTGGCGGGCGTCACGATGTTGCCCCGGCGTTGCCCCGCCTGCCTCCACCAGCACGGGCACAACGATAGCGTGTTGATTTCATTGGTGTATTCCATACAGAGCAAACGGTCACTAGCCGCTTGCTCCTCATTCGATCGGCTTCGGCGCATCGAGCGCGTTAGTCGCTGGCTCACGTTCTGCCAATCCGTCGATGGTCGGTGGCGCGGCGTTGACGGCCGCGGCTGCGTCATCGAGGGCTGCGACGAGCGCCCTCGCTGCCGTCAAATGCAAACCAATCGCGTCGCTATCGGCGGACAGCTCGACTGACTGCCGCGGTTTTCCCCATCCGCGATCGAGGAGCGTTTGGGCAGCCTGAATGCGGTCTTTGTGGCTTTTGAGGCGCATGGTTTCGACGAGGACGTTGATGCATTCGACGGTGTGGACGCGGCAAAGTGCGGCGATGTCTTCAGGCGCTTTTGGGCGGCCTTTTGGGTTACCGGATTGGCCTTTAACCCAGTACGGTTTGAGGTTGTTGGTGTTGCCTCGTTTGCTAGCACCTGGGTGCTCTACGCTAGCGGACATCGGCTTTAACCCATTGATATTGCTTGCAGAATTTCAGGCAGTGTTGCTGGCCTTTATTCGTTTTAGTCCATTTGGGAGTGGGTTTACAACATCGAGTTGAGCTGGCGTGAGGTGTCGCGGCCCGAGGCTAGTTGCTGGCGGCGTCAGTGCCTCGCGTTGCTGCTGTGGCGAGCGTTCTGGCGCGTGTGGGTCTGGCGGCATCCCGTGCAGGACGGCGCGCAGGTCTGGCGATCCGTTGGCGTGCATGGCGTGGAGCACGTGGGGCGGAATGCAGCCGAGATGTTGCGGTGCGTGCCTGGCGATGATGCGTGCGAGCATCCGCATGGCGACTGGATTGTCGGCGCAGTCGCGGACTTTGCGCATGATGCCGTTGGGATCGTCCCACTCCTTGGCCAGGAGTTTCTGCTGCTCCTGCCAGTTGCGCCAATCCCGCTGCATTGGCGTTTCGGTTGGCGGCGTTGGTGGTGGTTGCCTGGCGTGGAAATCGTGCAGCGCTTTGCGCACGCGGTCGGCGCTGTTGAGGGTTCGCAGTTTGAGAAACACGTCCTCGATCGCCGCGTTGGTGAACCAGAACGGGTTGAGGTCTTGGAGGCGCGGTTGGAGGTAGGCGACGACTCGGTCGGTTGATTGCCCTGGTGGCCCGACCTTGGCGTGGAGCTGTCGGATCCAGGGTTCAAGCTCCATGGCTGCCTCTCCTTTTTGTGCGGAAATTGAAATGACTGAAGTCCCCTGCGCTTCAGCAGGGGATTTAGGGGTTTCTTTCTTAACGGGGTTTAAGGGGTGTCCCCTTTTCTTCTTCCTTCTGCTTCTGCTTCTGCTTCTGCTTCTGCTTCTATGGATGCAAAATGTGTATTTTGCATCTGCAAACCGTCTGATGTGTTAGTGTCTGCGTCGGGTCCGTTTGCACGTTTTTGCTTATGCAAAATAGAGGCATCCTGGCTGTTGTCCGCCACTTTCCACCGTTGCTTTGCGGCTCGCGCGCGGGCCATAGCGATCGCGCCATCCCGTAACATTCGTGGTGAACAAATGGCGCGGGCTGTGGCTTGGGTTTGGCTCGGGAGTGGCTTGGGTTTGGCTCGGGAGTGGCTCAGGAGTGGCTCACCGACGGGCTCGATCTCAACCCATTCGAACACCCCACGGCGCTCTAACTCGGCCAGCCATCGCTTGAACGTGCGGAGGTAATGCCGGTGCGGGTCCTCCTCCGGTGAAGGCTGGCCGCCACACAGCTTGCAAAGCTCGGCCAGGCTCGGCGCCCGGCCCTTTATCGTGACGCAACCATATGGCTCGCCCTGTGCCGCGAGACACAGCAGCCGCATCCACAACCCTTGCGCCGGGAGCGAGCACAGGTTCAGCGCCGTGTCGTTCGACCAGTCGGCCCAGAACCACTTCGCCCAGCGCAGCTTGCTCATGCAGCCACGCGGCCTCTCAAGGGCACGCCGCGCGCGCTGACCGCATCGAGTGCCTCAACCACCGTGTGCACGACGGCAACCGGAAACCCGGCGCCGGCGAGCCGCGGATGCAGCGCGCGCTGGGCCGGCGACAGCACGCCGCCGCGTTCGCGCTTCAGCTCCAGCAGCACCACGCGGCCGGCGCAGAAGACGCCCAGATCCGGCCAACCCTTAGCCGCGCCCAGCCGCCGCTTGCGGGCTCCCTCGGCCGCGCTGGCGGCGTTGCTGTGGTCCCAGGCGGTGATCACCGCATCGGCGGGCAACAGGACGCGCAGCGCGCTGTAGACCGCCTGCTGCAGGTCATCCTCGGGAACAACAGGTGCGGTCAGCCTGAAGCGGCCCGCCACCTGCCGGACCTACGCGGCGCGACTAACGTATGGCTTCATTTGCGCCGCAGTTCCGCTGCAGCGTCCGCCAGCGACCGGCGCAACCCCGATAGGGTGCTGACAACCGATCCCGAGCACGTCCAAAGCCTGACCCAGCCAAGGCGCAGCTCTGGCACCAGTCCGCCAGATACCCCCCAGCCGCATC